TGAGACCTTCTGGTACGGTTCAAAAAATCTGCTACGGTTGACGATTTTTTAGCCTCCCGTACACGCGACTACGGTTTCTAAAATTCCTCGCACTGGGGTCGATCGAGACGGTCCATAAAATTTCTCTCGCGCGTACCTTTTCCAAGACGGTTTCTAATTTTTCAGCCTCGCGGGGCTCCTTCAAGACGGTTTCTAAAATTCCAGCCGACATCCAACCGAATTACACCCTCTCGCAGCCCTCAGTGCCTTAAATTCTTCGTTTTAGGAAGAACCCTGTTCGTCAGCATGTCTCTCAACCCTCACGTCCGTAAAACCACAATGGAATCATTTCGAGCGTTCTCTCTGTACCCTCACCACCCTTCTGTATATTTCTACTTTAGGGTTTAGTTAAGTTACTGTTATTCTTTATTTCTTTTATTATTACTACCCTTCTATATTATTCTATTAAGTGTATTAAATAGTAATAATAATAATAGATACTTATAATAGAATACAGAGAGATAACCCTAAAATACCCTGTGACTTCTACAGTAATCTCTATAGATTAAAAGAGAGGTCTATAAACTAACTGTATATAATAAGCAGTATTTTACAACCATAAAATAGTCAAAAGGATATGAAAAAACTGGGTTATCGGGGTTTTTTATTTTCCGCCGTCCAAAACCCTTGGTGCTGTAGGCTCTTAAAATACCCACCGCCTAAACCCTTACTCCCACCCTATATAACAAACTTTTAGCTTGACAGGGTGTAAATACCATGATACATTGCATCAACATTAACTATTTATAGGGGGTCTAAATGCTTCTAACTAAGAGAGAGAACATTTACGTTTTCTCAACAATCAAAGCCTGTATGTCTGTAAGTCACGGAAATATCATCTCTGTAACTCCAGAAACCATCACAACGTCCACAAGAAAGTCTACAGTTGTATTCAATGTGGACACAACTGGAATAGAAGAAGGTAATTTTAAGGTCAGAAACGGAGGTAGAGATAAAATATATCTGGAGAGATTTAAAGGCCCGGTGGTTTCTTCTGCTTTTTTCCCTGAAGAAGAATGGAAGTTCGCAACCGTTCCAAATCACAGCCACCTTGACGAAATTTACAAGATAACAGGTGTTCTGATTCCGGCGAATGTCGCAAAGATGCTGGAAGACACTCAGCGCGGAAAGACCGGGGAAATAATGTACGATAAGACAATAATCATCTCCTGCGGTAATGTGACAGTCACGATACGGGAAGATGTTTCTACTGCCGGGCTGGTCACTAAAAACGTCGTCGGTATTCCGGACCATATTTTCCGAAAAGTAAACTCCCAGATAGTGAGGGATAAAATAGCAGAGAAAGCGGCATTACCTCCAGGGCCAGCAGTTACTGCTCCCGAAGTCAAGACAGTCTCTAAACTGATAAACGGCATCCCCGAGAAACTGATGGCAGAACTGAAAGGGGGTTCGGAGTATTCCGGTCTATCGGTCAATCAGATTATCCTTGACCTATTGAACACTTATTCTATAGACTCCCTGGAAGCTGCTACCAAAACCGACGGACCCAAACATAACAAACTAATCCCCGGCATCCCCAAGGCCAACGCTAAAGCCCTGAAAGCCCACGCAGCCGCCGAAGGAATATCCGTCAACCGATTGATATTGAATTTACTGGAGGAGGTGTAATGAAGAGTAACACGAAATGGTACGAAGATGTTGTATGGCTGATGTCCTTGGCGTCTATAATATTATGGCCTATAGGATTTTGTTTTGGTATAATTTTCGTCGGTTTGTATTCAGGATTTAAATCCGCCGAACGAACTTTCCTAAAAGTAAGCACTGAATATACTGGGAGATAACATGAACACACTCGCAACCGCAGCACTGACAGCCTTCATAATACTAATAACAGTTTTCCTGGTCGCCCGGGAAATAGTCTGTTGGTACTGGAAGTTAAACGAAATAATCGAGGTGCTGAGAAGCATCGACAGTAGACTGCCCGGAGCGTTGCCGGATAACAAGGAGGTGTAAATCATGTATCTTGAACACATAACATATAATATATGCCCAACTTGCGGATCTTCGCCTGTTTATGAAGAAAAAGACAATCAGCATTGTTCAGGTGAGTGGAATGAGACCAGAAAATTCAAATGTGGATGCAGAGTTAAATATTCTCCAAACTTTAGTTCCGAGACAATAGCCTCAAAATGCCCTAAGTCCCCAGATGTTCTCGAACGGGCAGCAAAGAGAAAATTAGCAAGGGAAAAGTTAAAAAAATATATCAAGAAGCTTGATGTTGATGATTCCTTCAAGGACAACCTTACTGATAAGGTTGTTGACAGTTTTTATTTCCAATAACATAAGGAGACTGACCAATGACCCACCCCCTACAAGAACTGGAAGTAAAAAGAGGACTGAAAGTCCTGGTGGAGAAGGAAGTATTTAACCTGAAACGAACCATGGACGGGCAGTTACTGGTAGAAACCACCGACGGCCAGGTCCATAAGATTGAAAACTGTTATTTAAGAGAGGAGACTGAGTGATCATGAAAATCCTAATACCCGGCCCAACAACCTACACCCTCGGAAGCGTCCCGGTCAGAATACTGGCCACCGGACTGAGCTACCGAACATACGAACATCCCGAACCACTGGACACATCTGTGGAAATCGACGGACTGATATACCTCGTAAGGTTCTCAGAACTGACAGCCCACGAATCACCGGGAGATCTGCGGGGGTTTAAAGTACCCCGTGTGAGTTGCGCTGACAATAGATGTAATAAAGCTGGGCATAGAATGGACTGTAAGCACATCAACTGCTCGGAATGTATTTACGATTATCTATGGAGGACAGGAAATGAGAGTTGACCTACAGAACGGAAAGTACACAGTGATCCAAGAACCATCCGGACGACTGCACTGCCTGCGGTATGGCGAGCCCTGGAGAGACTGCACAGGTGACGGCCTGATATACTCCCTGGCCGCAGAAGTGGAAGCACTGAGAGAGCGGATTAAGGCCGCGAGTAACTTCCTGGTTTGTGTTGCAATTGCTGACTGGCAGGAAGTAGTTAATAACACACTTAAAATACTGGAGGACAGAGCATGAAAACGATTAAAGTAACAATCCCTGGAACCGAGAGTACTTGGAGAGTTAAAGCCACTGGTGAACTCTGCCAGATAGTAAAAGGATTGTGGGATATCAACACTGTCATTGGAAAATTTACGAATAGAGTAGAAATTAAAAATAACAATAGGGTGTTCGCCAGGGACTCCGACATAGAAGAAATCCTCGGTACTCCAGAAACCACCAGAGAGTTCAGGGTCCCGAAGCCGAGGGATGATGGGGTGTACTGTGACGTGGCCAAGAGACTGATGAGTTGTCGCGACACACATCAATGCGCCGACTGCATCTACCACTACTTAGCAACGCTCTGACCCCCAACCCCCTGTACTGCGAGATACCCCTGGGCCTCGCAGTACACGCGGACCCTCTCAGCCATACTCTTGATATTCAGCGCGAGGTGGCCGGATTTCACGTATAAGACAGGTTTACCGCCTTCATATAGTATCGCATTGTTAGCTCTGCCGACCGACTCATATCCAAGGTTTTTCAGTATCTCCGTCCGTTTGGCAGTTGAGATCTTCCCGTCGAACAGTTTACTGACAGCCATGGAAGACACCCACCCCCCTATAAAACCAGGAATACCTTCCTCACATGACTCCCGGACTTTCTGTTCCCAAACACCCAGACTGTTCTCAAACGCCTCTTCCGTACTGGTGGTAATAGGCGCCCGGTGACACTCGCCGGCAGGGTTCAGTGCTGCGGGTATCTGGTAGTTCTTCAGATACCACGCCACGATAGCAAACCCGCCGCTATCACCCCATTCGTACAATTCCGGGAAATAGTTACCCCACATACCGTCCCGTTTAATATCTTCCGCCTCCTGCTGTGGAGTATAGAACACACAGAACCGACGGTCGTTACGAGTTATCTTAATAGCGTCCTTATGATTTGTGCACATGAAGAAATTAGCCCGATTATCCCCGGTGGTCTGATTGGCGCCCTTACCTTGGATCGGTATCCGTTTGTTCGTGATGAGGGGTTTCAGATCCTCGATCATGTCGGCATTGTCAGAAGTGTAAACCTCCTCGATGACGGCCAGCAGTTTCCCCTGTACCCACGCATTGAAGACATTCCCGACATCCTTCGGATTAACCAGATGGGTATACCGCTCCCCTATGGCTCTCGACAAGCATGTAGCAATGAAAGTCTTACCGTTCCCCTGGGCCCCCTGCATCAACGGAGCCCACTGGAATTTCTTGCCCACATGCTGCACACAGGCCGCCATATACGCGAGCAGCACCTCACGGTCCCGTGGGTCCGGCAGTAGCCGGTTCATCAGATCCAGGAACGGACCAGCGTCGCCTTCGGTACAGTCCACAGCGACCGGAACGTATGAATTTACCAGTGCCCGTCCGTCCTGATAGATTATCTGTCCTGGGGGTAACTCAGGTCTGAAGCAGATGGACCCTGCCTTCGGAAACCGGAGCGCCTGAGACTCGGTAAATACCTCCCATGCGTTCTTTGTTGTCTTACTGTTCACAGAGTCCAGAGCGAAGTTATAACCACCATACAGCGCACGGAATTGCTCAGGTTTCAACAGATCTCCAGACGGAACGAAACTCTGGTGAATATCCAGAACATAAACACATCCATCAAACAGCGATAACTGATCCTCCGGCGCCAGAAACTGGTAGCCCAGGCGGACCTCACCAACCGCGCAGTCGGTAGGGGCAACATACGGTGCAGGCTCAGGCAGTGGTTTCTTGCCCTTATATACGGCCTTGCACATACTGACAGCCCGGAGTATCGTGGTCTGAACATAGCCCGGCCGGTCATGGAATTTATCCCGTTGCCCCAGTGCTGAAGCCTCCCACAGTCGCTGGATGCGCTCACAGTCTTTTCCGGTCCAGAACGCCAGGTGTGAACAGAGTGCAGCATCTGCCTGAGACCAGTTGAACACATCATTGTCTGACGGATACACTCCGGCCAGAGCAGCCTCATCTGCTTCCCACAATTGCTTGAGTGTGACACCCACTCCCAGTATTGCTTTAGCTGACTTGGACTTAAATGCCTTGGCCATCAACTCGGAGTCGTCTTCAGGTCCGTACCACTCAGGATCAGGTTCGGTCGTCCAGTTGGCGTCGGTTACAACCGACCCTGGCGTCTGAGTGAAATAATTAGAGATCAACCCACGGTACGTCTCGACCGGTGGCGTGAAACTGATATCCCCCGTCAGCCCAGTGAACGTAAGCGCCACGAACCGCTTAGACGTATAGAACTGAGAGTTAAGAGGGTCCGAGTTGCACCCATGAGGCAGATCCTCTGGCGCCACCCCGAAAATGTGGAGACCTTCCCCGGACTGTGAGACCTCAACGGCGCACCCTGCGAACTGCTGACACGCCCATGTAGCCACACTGTTCCACTGGCCGTCGGGCTGCTTGCAATGATCGATATCGAAGAAAAAGAACGGGTCCTGATCAGTAAACACGAAAGCAACAGGCCCGGCAGCGCTTGCTGTCTCATAGTCTACCCATGTGGAGGGATTATGAGGATCGCAAGCCTTGCCCGTCCGTGGGTCCGTTGGTATTTTATTCATCTTCCCATCCGGTTGCGGAACGAGAATGTATGTAAGGAACTGTCGGTATTCCGCCATGGCGGACAGTGCTGCTGGAATCATATTCAGGTCCTCGGTTAGTGGTTATCGTGGTATTAGATGATCTCAGTTATTTTTCGCCGGTGTGTAGTTGAAAGTCTTTTAAGGCCGCTATCATATTTTCCAGTGATTTTATAATCCCGGCAACGTCGTTGTGCCAGTGGTGGAAGCTATAATCACACCCTATTGCCGTGCCGGTTCCTCTTGAGTCTTCGTGGAAGGTTAAACTCATGTTGTTTTGGCTTCTACGGTTGTCTGGGTTCCCTGATATCTGGTATTTTGTTGTTGGGCTAAACTTCATGGTGATCTCTCCTTATATTATGAACAAAGTTCAGGTTATTATATTAAAAAGTTTATTTTATATTTTCTCGGAAAGAACAGAGTTTACAATATTCGTAGTGGGCCGTTATAGTTTCAATCCCATTTTCAAATTTGACTTTTGTAATTTCCTCAAATTGATGAGGTCTTAGCTCCCGGTGATCTTCTGGAGCTTGTGCAAAGGTGGTTTTACATTCTTCACAACCCTCACAGTCATGGATCATTTCACCACTATTCCACATTCTGGCCTTGCCGCATTTGCATCTATATTGTTTCACTTTGTCTCCTTTTGCTCCCCAAAAAAGAGAAGCTTTATACATCATTAAATTGACCGACCTACACTTTGTTCTGTGTTAATGCCCACGATCTGCGGCAAGCGTAGTGCAGACCGTAGAATTGTGTTATTGCTGGATGCGTGACCTAAACTTTCCCACCGATACAACGGTCAATCTCACAATCGGTTTCAGTATCAGGCACACGGCTCTCTATATCTCTTTGATATATTAAAACCCTGGTGTGCATTGCTGCCAGAGATTCAAGATGTTCAATACCACACCCTAATTTTTCACATGTGTCCATGTATGCTAAAAGCATTTTTGGGACAGCTTTATCTTTTGCACAAAATAAGATGGCGTTTTCTTCAGTATAAACCTTATCTGGTTTACAGGCATTATGAGCTTTAATTATAAATTTGTGATCTATCATTTTATTTCTCCCTTTGGTTCGCTCTGCGGTTTATCCAGTTTTTTTCTGGATATCTTGTCGGTTTGTGGTGTTATCCAGTTAGCTTTTTTCATTAGATTATTGGTTTTAATTCATTATCAAAAAAGGCCAGGCCACCTTGCATTTCTTGGAGTTTGTTAAGAGATTTTACCAGGTGTTTTGGCGGTGAAAAGGGATCAATAAGCACCAAATATCTGTGAGCTAAAATCCCCTCCGATCCCTCTCTTTTAATTACCGTTCCTGGCCCGTATTTGGTTGTTACTTTTTGACCTGGGTTCATATCGCTTTCCTATTCCTTCTCAGTTATTGCCTTGCGGATACCACTGATTTTCTTTTGGACGGTCTTGAGAGTAAAAGCTGGATTCATGACCAGATCGTAATACATATTCATGACCGCAGCCGCATTATAAAAATCAGTCCTGGTCAACCCATCTTGGTCATACCTAAGTCGCCATGATAGATCGGAATACTTTTCGCCTGCGGGGTTCGGCCAAGTTGTCCCGTCTTTTATTTTCACTCTTTCCATGATAACGCTCTCCTATTCAATCTCAGTTAATTTTTCTATCTCAGACTCAAGCTCCTGCATTTTACAGCCGATATGGTACAACACCACACGGATATCATCGCCAGTAGACAGTGCATTAATGCTATTGATATCATGCCAAAAATCACGGCTATTTTCTCCTGAAACAATCTCTAATTTTTTTGCCATAACGCTCTCCGTTTCATTCTACGTTATTGCAAATTTAGCGATTTCATCCGGTGACATTTCGACCATGATGCAACCACCCGAGACACTGCTCAACGAAACGGTTACATGGCTATTTTCATTATCAAAAGTCAGATAGTTGATTTTCCACCCAGGGTTGTCTTTGTCCACTTCCGCAATCGGCTCCCAATTTTTGTAATCAGGGGTAAAGCACCCTGTCCTGGTCGGGCATGGCTTTCCGGTCTGGGCTTCATCTTTTCCGCATGTGGCGCAGCGTTTATCTTCTTTGATTTCTTCTGGCATGGGTTCAATCCTCCAAATTATAAGGCAGTAGATATTTTTTTCTGGATAGCCAGGACATCGCTAACAAGGCCACAAGCTCCGCTTATCTGGCATCCTATTTTATACGCCTTAGTTTCTTCGCTATCGTCCTCTTTATGCTCAATGTGGCGGTAATGCCTGTATCTTCGGTTCTCCACCAATTCCTTTGCGATATAATATAAATCCGAGGAGACACCATTATCGAACCGGAAACACGTTTTGCAGCCACACCAAAATGTAGGGTCATTGGCATTATCAACCGTTTCTATCGGCTCTAATACACCGCCACATTGTGAACATACCGCGTTCTCAGGGATGCTATCCCTACACTGTTTTTCTGTGATTTTGTATTCCATTATTAAAATCCTTCCTCTAATAAACTCTCAGTTATAAGTCCAAATCCCCCACATCCGATATAAACTTACCGATCCCGCCGAGCGACACGACCAGTTCGAGCCACCGCAACTGTGCGACCTCCCGGGGTGTCCCGGCGTACCGCCATCCGGGTTTCTTAATCTCATAAGATGTGAACACGCCTACACCCCCCACAGGTGTAATCCCGATCAGGTCTGAAGACTTCAGCTTGGCGTTTACCTGAGCGCTGTCATTCCCGAGACCGTATCGTACCATCCGGCCATCCTCAGACTTACAGGCCCCATTGTTATTCCGGAATAACCGTGCCCCCCGTCGGGAAGTCTCCAGTCTCACCTGTTGCTGCACATACGCCTCGGACTTACCATCTGCGTGGCTGGCGGTGACTGTGAGTGCGTCCGTGAGTTCGGTCAGCGCCTGCGGTGGAAGTCCCCACCGTGCTGCCCACTGTTGCAGCACGATTATAACCTCTCTCTCGGTTTCAGAATAACTTTTCCCCACGCTTCAAGAGACCTATCGTCTGTGGCATTTGTTGTTTCGTCTAAACAAGGCGATGGAAAACCTTTATCACCTTCCGGTGCGCCCATATCAATACCAAACCAGACAGGTGAAGGGGACATATTCCACTTGTGCGCGAGATGTGAAACTATAAGTCTTGCCACTTTTTGAGTCTGACCGGCAATCAACATATGCGCGGACTCTCTGATTAAATTATCAACAGCATTGACAATATTTTTATATTTATCAGAGCTGTTACTGACGTTTCCTTTGCTTGTCCAGTCGATCATAACCCACCTCCGGCCCGAACGTGCTCAGTTGCCCTGCCAGGAACTACCGGATTCCACTCGCGCTGAGCGTTCTTGATTCGTTTCATCTCCAGGCACGTCGTGATTTCCGCCGGTGAGTGGCCGTTCCTGGTGGCGCCATCAATCGCAAGGATTATAACATCAATCCACTCTTCCAGATCACCTGGAGCATGGATAATCTCTACCAGTTCCCGTTCGATGTGGTCAATGATACCATTATCATCACACCCAGGACCGAAGGTCTCCTGCGACCATTTAACGTGTTTCTCTATCCAGTTTTCTAAGATCATACTTCAGTTTCTCCCGTATTATAGTGTTTATCAGCAACTCCCGGCGTTCATCCAGTGTCATGGCGCTCCGGTCCCTGAGTTTCTTCAGGCGGGCAAGGTACTTACGGTATACGACTTCCCCTACCGCGTCAATGCTCATACCCTCACCCCGCCCAGTGCCAGTTTGGACCAACAGCACCTTTTCATTTTCTTACCTGATCCGCAAGGACAGCTATGATTGCGCATCCAGTTTTTACGTTTAGGGATGGACATTCTTCTCAGCTTTTCAGCTTCGGAGTTTTTAAGTGGGATCTCATTTCTTTTGAGTTCCTTCCCAATCAACTTCATCGCTTCAAATTTAGTAGAAGGTCGTCTCCAATCCTCTACGAACCCGTCCCAATCTTTTGGGGCGTCTTCCATTTGTAAATATCTAATTCTTCCAGATGTGTCCATTAAGCCCTCCCTTGTATCGCTGGTATTACCTCGTTTTTCTCTAATCTGTCAGCAGTTTCTCTCAGAGCTTCAATCATCCCATCACGATCACCATTTGAAATATAATTTGATACTCCAGGGTTTTCAAACGGGAATATTATCAGCGCGAAACCCATTTCAGGAAACTGCATTGACAGTAAATCCGCAACGACTCTCATCTGCTCTTCGGTATCTAAAATACTCATACCCTCACACCGTCCATTTTACACATCCGATCCATAGCCTCATGGTACGCGATGTTCCAGGCGGTATTCCGCTGGTATACGTTCATGTGGGCGCAGTTTTGCTTGACGTGCTGATTGGCTTCCATAACAGCAGCATAGATATTGCTGTCGACTACTCCGCGTTTTTCAGCGTCCAGTTGTTTTGGTTTCATATTGTTCTCCTCGCCAGGGAAGCCATCTCGCCTAAAGCGTGGAGAGCATCCGGCACGTCGTTCATAGGTAATATACCTAAAACAACTTTGTCAATAAGTCGTTTACCTTCGAGAGTCACTTCCTGCATTAACTCTTCGGCCTGATTATCTATGGTTTTATTAAAAGCTATCTTTTCCAGTTGAGAAGCTGTAGTGGGGTAGTCAAAGCAGTCTAACAGAATCTTGAATTGCGAATCACCATAATATTTTTCTTTGTTGACAATTTCGTTCAACTCTTTGACCTTAGCTTCTCCAGAAGCAATAAGTTTGTATTTCTTATTATCAGTCAGACCTGTTCCTTTTTTCTGTTTGTTAAATATTGTAGCAATAGTACCGTTGGTGCATTTAACAATCCCGTCCACCCGTCTCTCTAAGTATTCTCTGTCCATTTTATTCATAACACCCTCCCAGTTAAAGTTAAAATAGCTTATTCCAGTCCGTCAGAATTGTCCAATTGATTAATCTGATAGGTCTGATAGGTTTTTTAGATAACGTCCCAAGAATCTTCAATGCTTTCACATATTTTAGATCGGGTCGTTGGTGTGACCTTGGAAAGACAAACTTCCGGTATTTTCCAACCACAATCATCCATGTGTTGATAGAAATCCTCCCAAAGCCTTTCAAATGTCCAATCGCCAAAGAAGTTTTCCCTGAGAGACAAACAGTCCATGCAGGTATGGTGGACATGGGTTTCATCTTCATATTCTCCCCGATACCATTCAAATTTCTCCCCGATCTGGATCTCTTTGCCACATTCACCACATGTGATGATTACAGACGGTGATTCGTGCGTGAGAAGTTTTTCTTCCCACTCTTCGTACTCTTCTTCACAACAACCATTTATTTCACATGAACATCTCATCGAACTCTCTCCTCTATTCGTTCTGTCAGCGCCTCCGCCTCCGGGCGACCCAGAGCCTGGGCTGACAGTATGTCTGTTCCGAACGTGCGGTAAAATCTCATCATAATAACTGAGTCGGACTGACCGGCGGCGCGTTGGTATCCACACCATGTGGCTATCATCTCCCGCAGTTCTGTCTGTGCTTCCTGTCTCAGCCGGTGGTTTTTCATAGCCCCCATCACGGCGGCCGGTGGCGCCCCGGCGTGTCTCAGTTTCTCACCGACTTCATAGTCCGGAGCATCCACCCGGGCTACCTCACCCCGCATTGCTGCCAGTACCGCGGGATCTATCTCACTCAGATCCCCCTCGACCATTTCAATCGTAGCGTTACCCTGAGTAACATATTGCCACCCGCAGTACGGGCAATCTCTCTCGTAAGATTCGTACGTGCCCAGGCACTCCCTGCACACTCTTGTCGGTATTAAATCTTCATCCTTGCGTTTGGTGGCACGGGAGCCTTCCAGAGACCATTCGCGGAACTTATCTGGGAGGCCATGGCGAGGATGGATATTTCCAACATGATCTATGATTATGGCGTATTTCTTCCCGTCCATAATACGTAAACCTCTTCCAAATTGCTGAACATGAAGATTGTATGAGGCTGTCGGACGGGCTAAACTGACCACTTCAATTGCAGGGAGATCAAACCCTTCCCCAAAGATATCGACGTTTACAAGCTCTTTCAGATCCCCCCGTGTGAGCATCTCAATGGACTTATAGCGTTCTCGGTCGGGAGTTCCTGCATGAACCACCCGTGCTGGTACTCCAGAGGCGGTATAAGAGGAGGCTATATCCTTTGCTGTCTGAACGTCCGGAACGAACGTAACTCCTATCTTACCGGGAGCAAACCGGAGGTAGCTCTTAACCACATCTCCAACGATAGGGGATCGACGGACAGCAGCGGTCAGTTTCGGCTTGCTGTAATCCCCCGACTTGCCGACCTTTAGCCCTGTCAGATCTATGTTCGATGACGGACTGAATACTCGGTAGTCTGTGAGATACCCCGCGTTTATAAGCTCTCGCATACCTGGGCCGCTCACCAGCACATCGAATACCCCGGAAGCTGACCGCCCGATACCCTGCCCATCTGCCCGTTCCGGGGTGGCAGTAACTCCCAGTCCCCGGCAGGTCTCAGGGAACAGGCCGACAGCCTGCATCCACTCGTTACCGCCAGCTACGTGATGACACTCATCAGTTACCCACAGTGACGCCCGGTCTATCATCGGTTTCAGCACCTTCTGCCGGTTCAGCAGGGTCTTAACCCCCGCTACAATACAGTTGGCGTTCGGTGACTCATAGCGCCGCCCGAACCTGCGGATTTGCTCCGTTATTATATATTTGCAGAGACTGGCCGATGCCTGGAGGCTGTGAACCACCCCCTGTTTTGCCAGGGTGAATGACATCTGGCTCACCAGTTCCTGCCGGTGGGCGATAGCGAAAGACACGCCAGTGTTGCGTTTCAGCTTCTTAGAGAAGACGTAGGTTTTTCCACCACCGCAGGGCAAGGTAGCACATACGTTCTGAGCGCCGTCAGCCCAGGCAGCATCGATGTCATCACCTATGGTTATTTGGTATGGTCTGTCTGTCATTTATCAGAGCCCGACCAGACGCATCGCACATTTTGTAGAGCAGACCATGTAATTCCCCATTGCTTGAGCGTCTTTTTCTTCCATAGTTTTTCCACATTCTTCACAGGTTACAAATCCGTTGAACTCAGTATAGATACCAGATCCTCTCGACGGGAATTGTTTTACAGATGGATCGAAGATTGTTCCGTCAGTTCTGACAGTCCACCAGTGCTGTTCTTCGCTATTCCACATAGGCTCAAAGTAATGACCTCGAACGAGGGTAAGAGTTGGGTCCTCTGAGATTGCAGCTTCGCACATCTCTTTACATTTACCTCTATATTTCAAGTAATCAGACATATCAAAAACCCTCCTCACCCACCTCAACATGGGATGTTTCTTCCCCACATCCAGGGCAGATAAAAAAGTCACCATTGGCGTAGGTTGCTGAATAGACAACATAATCTTCGTACCCACAGCTTGGGCAGTAAATATATTCTACGTCCATATCTATTCCTTCTCTGGTATATCACCCTTACATACAGGGCATGGTAGTTTAGAGAAAAACCCTAAGTCATGGTCCCACATCCACAGACCGTCGATATAATCCCCATTGTCGTCCTCGATATCCGGAAATTCCAACTGGTCTTTATCCAGAACAACCCCGCATTGCTTACAGCTTATTAGATTCATAATCGTTACTCCTCGTCTTCGACGTATTCGTACTGCCCGGCCTCTTCATTCCAAGCATAATACTTCTTGGCGTCAGTAAGCTCAAAAGCCAGTTCATACGCTTCTTTTGATGAGTTTTCAGGGCTTGTGTCCTCGACGATCTCTCCGTTGTAAATTTTCATCCGACCAGTGTTGCTCCCGGTATCTTCGTCAGCCCAAGAATACTCGAAACCAAGATCCGGAAATTTCAATGATAATTTACATATTAGATCAGGGACACCAGACCATGCAGTATCAAAATATATGCTGTCATCTTCGACACGAGTAGAGTATGCGTTCCATTTTGTACCCCAGTTATCATTCGCCCAATCGTACCACGTTCTGTAGCCATGCTCCTCCATATTTGATTTATAGGCTTTTCCTATCTTGTCAGCCTCTATTTTCATCTCTTCTGACAGTTCTTCAAATCTCCTGAACAACTCACCATCTGAGAGAGGGTAATATCCATGTCTTTTCATTCCGTATAAATGAAATAGCCCGAGATCCCCAAGAGAGCTGTCTTCAACCTGTAAACTTTCTGGCATTTCGACAATCTTATTAAAATCGATAGCCCTGTCATCTGTGGATACTTGTTTGAGAAATTCAAGAACAGCTTCTTCTTTTCCAACAGGGGTAAATTTATTCGTAATGTGGTTCGGCATTTTATTTCCTCCCGTTACTGTTAAATCGTAGTGTATCAGTATAATATCCAGCCCTGAAAGTCCAATTGATTTTGGCTATAGGTTCGATAGCTATAGTGTATACTGGATGTCTCCGCCGATCCTGTTGTGTGCTATCATATAATAGTCGTTGTCTTTCTCAATACCGATGAAGTTCCGATTCAGGTTGGCGCAGGCTACCCCTGTGGTGCCTGAGCCCATGAACGGATCGAGGACTGTATCGTTTTCGTTCGACCAGGACACAATGTGGTCGTTGGCTAATTTTTCGGGGAAGACTGCTGGGTGATCGCCACGCTCTGGTGGGCAATACCACCAATTATTTCTCTTGCTATGTTCAGAAGCTGGTTTTCTTGTCTCGACCTTATGCTCCCCGTTGGGGAGCCTTCGCCCTATACCTGATTTGTCAACCCCGTATGATTTATTAGGTTTGTCTTTTATAAGGTTGAAAGACTTCGGTGCACCTTTGCTTAACACAAACACATACTCAAAATTCTGGGTGTAACATTTATTGGAGCCAACTGCACCCCCTCCATCTTTCACCCAAATCATAGTATCATGCAAATTGAACCCAACAGACATGAAGTGTAGTGCCTGTCGGAAGCTGGTGCCTGTTTCAGACCCTTTGATTGTGGCGTCATTTACGACCCAAACCACAACACCACCTTCAGAAATGACACGAAATAGATCTTGGATAACAGGCTTCCAGACGTGTTCACCCCATTCCAGGCTGTCATTATAATTCCGTAAATTGTCGTAAGGAGGCGATGTCACAACTAAATCAATACTTCCATCAGGAATATCTTTCATTACTTCCAGGCAATCGCCGTATAACAGTGTGTTCATATATTTTCCAATAGTTGGATAGGACCCGCCCACTTGGCGTTTTTCAAGAACCCGGATCGAGTTATTCTTACATTCGGCCTTGTCCGCTTTACAACCGGATTTAATGTCCCGAAACCACTCAGTATTACAGTCTCTGGAATTCCACGCCATCTGTCTAATATCAGCCAATACCCGTCTTCTGTCGGTTTGTCTTGCCAGTTTTTAATCACGATATTTCTCCCACATCCTTAGAGACTATATGAATCTCGTATTTTTTGCTACAGAACTCGCACAGGACTACCATCGCCCCGACTCTGACCAGTCCGTCCTTGTCATAGTCTAAACCTGCATCATAAAAAGTTTTATCTCCACAAACATCACATAAATAATAATCTGCTGCTGACATATCATCACTTCCTATACCGATGCCCACGCCAACCGCCGGATGCACTGATCGGCCAGTCTGCGAACCACGGCTCTCTGACTTCCATTAACTGCTCGAACTCTTCCACACTGCCGAAACCTATCGGCACCTCAGACACAATCTCATCATGCACATGCAGTACCGGCGGATACCCGGCGGCGTTCACTCTGACCAGGGCAGCCGCCAGGATGTCGCGGGCAGCCCCCTGCGTAATGTTTTCCGCCAATTTTGCCCCGTGTGTCAATATTCTCGACCACTTGTGGGTATATCCGTCCATCCCCATGAAAGAGATCTGCTGGACTTCCTGCCCCCGGGGGTCCGTTCCGACGTTCAGTCGTGGTTCGTGGTAGGACAGACAGCGCCCGGACGGCAATCTGATATACAGAACGTCTCCAAACACGCCGAACTTCAAGTCACGGTAAGTATATTCCGTTCCCGGGTTGGCAATCGCAAGGACAGTCATACCCTCAATCCCATAGAACTCCCGGTAGAACTCCCATCTGCCCATAACCTTCCGCCACTGCCCGCCCCATAATTCCACAATAGCTGGGGATGCTTCACGCCAGGCCAGGATGCCAGTCTTGATCTCTTCCTCGGTCATGAAGGCCCCAGCTCCAAAGTTCAGCCAGGCATTAATCCAGCCACCGTATCCTGAGTTGTGAGCGATCAAAGGACCTCGGTCTGTAAGAATAACGTAACGGTTACGGGGGCCACAGTTCAGGATATCATATGTGTCGGACTGTGGCTTAAAGTCTAATACTGGTTTAGTAACGTGAAGAAAACCTTTGACACTTTTGTGAGCTACTGAGACGGCTTTCTGAAATAAAGTTTTAGAGTTGTATAACCTCGAAGCATTTTCCCATAAGTTGATTCGGATATAAAACTTATGGTCTGGGGTAACAGATACCCCGTGTAGATCTATAACCTTTCGATGACCTTTGTAAACCACCCCCTCATGCCCAACAAAAGTAACCCCGTCATGGATCACATCTTCGGCAGTTATCCTGGATATCGGAACCCACCCTCTCCCGGTCAGCACTGGAGTCTCCGGACCGAAACACCCCAATTCCGCTATTTTACCAATTTTTTTACGTAACGGGTGGTGTTTTCCGGTCTGTTCGATCTTCCACCACCCGGGGGTTACTAAATCAGTATACCCAGCGTGAGCCATTATATCTTTAAAAGGAACCCCTGTTATTTTAGCAGCGGACATCTCGTATATCTTCCCGTGGGTCCGGAAGACCTCCAGGCGCCATTCCTCCCCGGCCAGTGCTGCCAGTACCACAGCTTCGATGGCACTGTAATCTGAGCAGATCAGTTCTTTACCAGGACCGGCGACCAGTAAAGATCTCATGCACGACCCAATCAGATCAATAGCGTTCCCCCACCGAGACTCTATCTGTTCCAGATCCCCATTGTGGATATCGACCAGAGCGCGTTCGGCCAGAGTGTTTCCCCACTCCATACCGTTTTCTTCAGGCCCGCCGTTCCGAAAATTTTGGGGCTGTATCTGGCGCCCCGCAAACCGCCCGGTCCTCTCAGCCCCGCAGTATACGAACGAGTCTCTGATCCGCCCGTCACTGTTTAAACACCTCTGCATGGCGAACAGTTTCTTAACCGCGGCGCCCCCGATAGCTTGGCGGATTTCCAGAACTCGACGAACATCAGGTGGGAGATCGGCCCGTTCCAGGGAGTCCTCCACCGTCTGTTTATCAAGACTCGGAAAGTCAAATCCCCTGGACTGAAGCCACTTATCCCCCGCTGATGTCTTCGACACTTCATCAACCGTCTGGACTTCACCCCCGGTAATCCGTTGCAATTCAGCAGTATATTTATTACTGGACAGATGAAATAGACGGACACACGCTTCCAGTCCTTCCAGATCAATAGCAACTCCCCGGACGTTAATCTCCTGGTCTAACAGCCACACCCGGGTCTCAAACTCCGACATCTCTGGCATCCGTGATGACACATCCTGTTCCGCCACAACATCCTGGTCATTATACTCGTACATCTCGTAATGCAACTCGGGGTACTTCTCGAACGAACGGTACAGTTCGGAACACGCTTTGGTAGGTTTCTTCGGTATCGACAGCAACTGAATGAGCTTCTTACCCCTCGGATCTTTACCCCGACCAGGTGTGACTATACCTGCCACCTTCTCCAGTGATCCCGGAAGCCCCCATGCTCTGGCCTTGGCCGCAGAACATCTCAATTGGTGTAACGGCAGTTCCGGCCAGCCCATGCGTTGCTGACAGACATAGAACCAGATATAATACTCAAACCCTGAGTTATGTGCTTCTATCAGATTTCCAGACTGGAGGTAATTGAATAACGGAACGGGGCCGCCGGATATCGGAGTCCACAGTCGAACCCCGCAGCCATCGAGCAGATTATACGCCAACGAGATCACACGTGCCGACGGATGTTCGGCGTAAACCGGGGCGTTGACGCAGGCTATCCCTGGTTTACCTTTCATTAACGGTTTAAAGTACCCGCAACTTTCGTCGAATACATAACCTGCCTCAGAATACGTCTCAAAGTCCATTGCGGGTAAAGTCATCTGTCTATGCTCCTTGGTTTAGGTTAAATTAGAATGGCAGGTCGCTATCAGGTGCTCCGGTATTTAGCGGGCCGTAGTGTGGAGGGATGGTGCCACCCTGCGGACCGGTCGGGGGTCCCTGGAACTGCTGTCCTGCCGGGGGCTGGAACTGCTGTCCTGCCGGGGCCTGGAACTGCTGTCCTGCCGGGGGCTGGAACTGCTGTCCTGCCGGGGGCTGGAACTGCGGACCACTGCCAGCCAGAGGCGTGGTCTGAGCGCCTTTAGGAACGTATCCAGAACCAGCAGCGGCTACCAGTGCTGCTGCGTTCGGGCCTGTTGAGATTTCAGGGCCGTAGCCGATGAACCGGACGACAGCGCCATTCAGATAAACTCCGGGTTTCGTGGAGTCCCCGTTACCGGCGACCGTGAAGAACACCTGGACATAATACCCACGTTTAATCTCGTTCTGGTTCGTTACCGGGCGAGCTTCAGCCCCGGAGACAACAGAGAACGGGTAGCCGCTTGTGAACCGGAAGACCCAATGCCCGGGGAAACCTTCCTTATTCGCGTTTTCCCGGGTATCACCGTCCACTAATTTCCAGGCGAACGTGGGGCGTTGGGTCTCGCCGTTCTTAAAAGCAGCGTTCGCCACGTTCTGAATCCCTTGCCATGCCGGTCCGAAGTCCGGAGCGTTCTTCTCAACAGCCACAGCGCAGAAATACTGTACCTTCGGGTTGCCGTTCTTGTCAGTCATCGGACGACCTTTCATGTCTGTGGTAACAGGTGTGAACACATCTCCCTGTACCAGTCGTCCACTTACGTTGAGGTATACTTGATCAGCCATTGATAATACTCCTTATTGCGTCTAAATCGACGAGTTTAAGTTTATGTCCTTGTAATTCCCGTTTAGCCATGAAATCAATCATTGTTGCGTCTATCAGTTTCCTGTCAATCGCTTGAGTCGGCGTGATCGCCTCTTCAGGTTTCCGGAGGTCGATACCCATCTCATCCCCGGCGGTAATAGCGTCCACTGTCCATTTTAAAGCACTCATTGTCTGTCGGGCCTCATACCCCGACAGTAACTGTCCGGACTTAATGAGCGCCAATCCATGGGCTTCCAGTGCTGTAAATCGGTGTTTAATCCTCGCTGCCGCAGTCTCCAGCCTGGACAGTTCAATAGCCACTTCATTCGGTGTCGGGGTGAAACTATCGGATATTCCGGCAGCATCCATACAGTCTCCCGCAGCATGGGCGTTTGTCGGGCAGTTTATAATGTGCTTGCAGTACCGGCACCACGGCCCGGACTGACACAGAGCGCCAGGCAGTACCGCCAGTCTCACTTGATTATCAATCTGGTTTCTGTAATTCCGAAGCAGTTCGGCGTTAAATCCCCAGGACCAGACAGGACCTCCTGACCGTCTGTTCGCTCGGGGCTGGCAGATATGGATCTGCACGTCTCTAATGCCCGGTGTGGCTTTGATGATGGCACCAGCTATGCACTGCCAGTTTTCTTCCGGAAACACCCATCCATGACCGTACTTAAAGTCAACGATGTGCAGCGTGAACCCTGAGACGGCCCAGAAGTCGGGTATGCAGACCACAGTGTGGCTCATGACTTCCAGTTCTCCCCGGTCTTCCACACCCCCTCGTTCAGCGTTCAGACTGTAACAGAATGCGGTATATTTCTCAACTGCGGTTATCATCTCCTGGTCTACCCACACATCCAGAATCTGCTGACCCAGGAACTCTGACGGCAACTTACGTTCGAGCAGACAGAGTTCCGCTACTTTAGCCGCCGCCCTCCCTTCCAGAGCAGCGCCGTTCGTCTCGTAGGGGTACTGTTGCTCCAGGAGATATGACCCGGCGCACCCCATTACCCGGTCTAAAGCGGAGGCATTGAACTTCAATTCGTCACCTGTTCGGGTTTGGCGGTGAGCCCGAGGGCAACCGCCGCCACCGGTATAATGCTCGGATTGTTTTGGAGCGCTGCAATTGTGGGCAGTCCAGCCGAAGTGAGGATACCGTCAGCCGCCACATGGTTTATCCCACGGCCAGCAGCTTCCCGCATCAACGGCGCCCATTTGGTGATGGAGCCATAGGGCAGTGGAAGGCCCTGCTGTACCTGCGGTTGGGTAAATGGCTGCGAGGTCGGCACAGCGTCGGTATTGGTGAGAGTGGCCTGTGTAGCCTGAACCGGGGGCGCCGCGGGTTCTGTATCGGCGGGATGATATTTCTGATACAATTCAGTCTTAACCTGTGCCAGCAGGATCGGATCGACGCCCTTACGGTGAATCCAGGACCCTTCTTTCTTGTCCCCCACGGTCTGTTTGTACTGAGTCTTCCCAGAGCTGTGAATACGTTTATCCCACGGGATACCTTCGGAGTCCAGCTCGGGTGTATCTGTCTGCACCGGAGGGGCTGTCTGCACCGGAGGGGCTGTCTGCACCGGAGGGCTCACAGTGCTGCAAGGCATGTCAGTATATAATGGTGCTGTTTCAACACATTCGTTCATGAGTCCGGTCGGAGGGGGCGTTCCCCCGGAACATGATGCGTCTCCAGATCTTCTTGATATGATCTCTTCAATTGCTTCCTGCGCTGGAGGATCTTCCTTCCAGGTTTCCGTGGGTTTTACTTTCGTGACGCACCCAACGCACTCAGTCCCAGGCACCACCCGATCCGGCAGCAATCCTGCGATGTCCATTAATGCTTTACCAATAATTCTTAAAATTTCTTTCATTTGTTCCTCCCGTTCTGTAGGTTAATGTCGATTACGGCCTCAACCTACATCTCTCAGCCATAAAAGTCCAATTGATTGTTCCTATAGCACCTATAGATTTTAACAATTGGACATCTGTTCGGTCTGGTGGTAAGTGTGGGTTCACAGTAAACTATAGGATGGGGGTATAAATGGATAGATTACGTGAAGTAGCGCTCAAAGAAATAGGTGGCGACAGCATATCCGCTTCGAGAGTATTAAATCAATGTACAATAGAAATAGAAGAGTATTATCTGTATGGAAGCAGTGATATAGAGCCTACGGGCATAATGGCTTGGTTAACTCAGGAGGTAACGGAATGAAAGAAATACTGGACGGGTTTAAAACAGGAGGAACTGTATCTTTCTCCGGAACTTTTACTAAAGACAAGCCTCTCATAGTGCCAGGAAGCACGGTCAAACTATATTTAGATGATAAAAACTTCATAGAAGCTGAAGTAAATACTATCATTGATCTTGATGACGGCTCTCTGGATTGCACAATTAAAAACGTGAGGATGAGTGAATGACCACACCTGATAAATACAAAGACGCCAGATTAAATCCGGAGTATGTGGACTATCTGGAACGAACACTCGATAAGGTACGACAGGCACTGTACGCTCTGGAAGGAAAAGACGACGGATCGGTACACGTCTTATGGGATTGCTTAACCTCTATCTTAAAGGCCCTCTCATGACCTGGCTCGACGCACTGCCACTGCTCATAGCCATAGAGTCTTTCGGGGCGGCGACGATCCTGCTCTGGTGTGGACGGTGGGGGTCCGGACTATATTGGCTGTCTGCCGGCGTGTTAAATCTATCAGTTATATTCCTGATAAAGAGGTACGGGTGAGGTGGCTTATACTGGCAGTGCTGATATTACTCCCGAGTCCGTTACATCCTGAACGCCACGAACTGGAGAATATCAGAATTATCAGTGCTGCCAGTCAATACCCTGTGTATGAACATCATAAAACAAGGAGGACTAAAATTGAGAAAATTTCTACTCTGGAAATGGAACTATCCGCTGAGATGGCACGTCAGGCGCGTAGGTCTGACCGAACCGTACCGCGACGGCTCTCCAAACAGGATTAAGATGGTCAAAGAGGTCATGCGACTGACAGGCGTTCGGTTGAGCGCGGCGTATGAGTTCTGTAAGGGGGTGAAATGACAGGACAACTGAGTAAACACTTCTGGCGAGACGAGTTCACCTGCCGCTGCCACAACTGCAAATTCGACACTGTGGACGCAGAACTGATTAACGGACCTCTCAACTTCCTTCGGACGGATAACGTCCGGGTGACAATCATAAGTGGCTGTCGGTGCCGTGAGCACAATGAGGCTGTTCAGCTCGAAGAGAATCCCAATTACGTTCCGGACTCATCATCGTCGGTGCATATGACAGGCAAGGCTGCTGATATCCTGGTCGAGAGACGTGAAGGCCGAGCGTGGGTTATGGTGCCCCCGGATGAAGTGGCTACGGCCTTGGAACTGAGATGCCCCAATGAATATGGTATCGGCCGGTACCGAACGTTCACTCACATTGACGTTCGGTCTGAACGAGCCCGGTGGGACAGACGATGAAATATTACACAGGGGTGGGCAGCCGCTCCGCACCGAGGGATATTCTCGATCTGATGACCAACATAGCCTCCCGGCTCTCTCAGGCCGGACTTACTCTCCGGTCCGGGGGTGCTGCCGGGGCTGACAAGGCGTTCGAGCGAGGGGCTGCGGGGGTTGCCGATATCTACAGGGCGAACCACGCCACATGGGAGGCGATGGAGATCGCTAAAAAATACCACCCGAGGTGGCAGGCGTGTAGCTCATACGCCCGTAAACTCCACGCACGGAACGTGTTCCAGGTATTAGGTCGTGAGATGAACGAGCCGTCAGAATTTATGATCTGTTGGACTCCTTACGGATGTATCTCACACACTGACAGATCTCGATTTACTGGCGGTACCGGGACTGCCATATCGATTGCGGAAGCATATGGTGTTCCAATATTTAACTTGCAACGTAAGGCGCATCGGGAGTGGGCGGAGAATAGTTAATCCAAAGGCTCCAGACCTCCCGGATCTAACGGAGGTAAAGGTCCGCACCGTCTGGAGTCATAATCTATATCAGCCCATATAGACCTAACACGGACGGAGATATCCTTTCCGTCAACCGTATCATACTTCGTGCTGCACCCCATCAGGGCCACCGCCATCAATACTACTATCCATTTCATACTGTCATCTCCTTATACCATCGGTGAATCCGTTCGACGTACGTGATTGTCTCCCGGCTATTCTCGCCGGTTACTTCCGGTAGCGCAGCGATGATATCCGCGTACAAGACAGCACCACCCGCCACCTTCTGGGCTTTCAGGATGTTTCCGAGGCCGGCATTATAGCTCGCCCGGGCAAGATCCCACCTATCTGTCTCAGGGCGAGGGCTGGACCACTGTGCTGCCAGTTTACTCATGTAATACGCCCCAGCCAGAATAGCCGGTTCCGAATCATGTGGAGACACCCCGGTCAGTCCAAGCTGTCGGCACACGTCGTTCCAGGTGCCCGGCATGAACTGAGCGAGACCACGGGCCCCGACAGGACTGACAGCCATCGGGTCCATTCGGGACTCCTGGTATAGTTGGGCTTTCCACCACCGCCAGTCCATCTCAGACGGCCAGTATTTTTCTACCATAGCTTTGATTTGTTCGTCGTATTTGTCTGTAATTTTCATTTTAAGACCCCGCATTTTTTATGTAAAGCAAAGCACCGGAAAAAGCCGCTACGAGGGTTATAATAAACTTTATACCCTCTATCTGAATTGTGCTTATCACTCGCGCCTTTGTATCTTCTTTTGCAATTCGGCATAGTTGACAACTATCAAATATTTTTCTGATACAAAGCCTATCTGCTGTCTTGGATACGTCTTTCCCTGTTAAATCCTCCGCGATGCTTTTAACGTATTTCTCGACGGCCTCAAGAAAATAATCACGGGGGATATCTCGAAACTCAGCGCGTAGTTCCCACATTTGCAGATCTGCAATTTTCCGGGTGTCTTTCAATGGTTTTCCTCCATTTTAGAACTTTGATACCGTATCTTGATGGCAAAAGTTCATACCATCTCGGTGCGAGTTTAGGGTCGATTCTCATCAAAACATCTTTAATAACGTACACACATTTCATCCGTAAAACGCCGGCTGGATTCCCGATGAGCTTGTCAAGTTCAGGTAACTTATTGGGCAGTATATTAACAACTAAGAATTTCCGTTCTATAACTATTGGGGGTATCTTACGTTTCTGATATTCTGGCTTACCCCATCTATACCCATACAGGTACCCTCCGGAGTAAATACACACGGAACCAATAGTCATACCGACAAGAGCCTGGCACATTGATTTTGCATTCTGCGGGCGCGATAGGCATATGAACGTATCTTTGTTATTAACCGTATCAGATATTAGTCTATAGCGGTTTTCCAGAACATATGTTTTCCAGAACATAAATCCGAAAAAAGCCGGTTTATATAAAATCCAGAAAACCCCCGTTACAAAACCATGTCTGAAGGGCTCCGACTTTGGTATAACAGTCCCCCATCCGGCTTCAAGTTCTGCCAGAGTATATATTGGATTCCATTTTAAATATAAAATGAATGATACGCTTGATAGCACCCACAGTATGGGGAATGACCATCTTACTTTTGAAAAAACATTTGAATACGGTATGTCCATGTATTTTATAGATAAAAGATATAATATAATAAGATACATTGACACATTGTCTAACAACATGCACCTTTGGTATCCGTTCGCCACAAGAAAAACAGACCCCATGGCGAAGGAGAATACCATAAACGCAGGAGATGATTTCAGGCGCCACATTTAACGATTTCAGCCTGTTCGAGCAGTTCTGACAGCCTGTCAAGATCATCAGCGTGTTTCGGACAGTCCTCATACGCCTGTTTGATCACCTCTCTTGCGGAATCAAAGGCGCCCAGTTTTTCTGTCAGGGCCGGTTTCGCTTGCACTTCGAGCAGCCTGTCCATAGCTTCTGATAGTGCTTTCCCGGTTTCAGGACAATCTTTAGCGATACTCTCAATTAATTTTCTTGCTTCATCAATCATTTTACACCCCACATAGATTAAAAGTTATTGCCAATACCAAAAAATGCACCGACTCTAACGCCAACATACCCTACAGTCTGATCAACTGACCCAGATGTAGTCCCTACACCCTCTTTGAATTTCCTGTCAGCCCATAACCTTTCTTCTTTGTTCTTTGCCTTTCCGCACCGGTAATCGTGTTTGCAACTGGAAACCGGGTGCTTGTGCCGGGGGAACACGCTTCTGAGTACAGCGTTGACAGGAGATAATATCAAGCGGACAAAAAACTTTTTTACTTTTGAGTCAGATTCATAGATTAGCTCTGAACTTGATCCATCCCATTCAAAGTCAACCGGGATATCATCAGTCGTACCGTCCGGCATTTCACAAGCTAAAGGCTGGTCTAATGCCCTGAGCTTATCATCGTTCGGGACGTTTCTCATGTGTATTATCGTTCCGGAGTGCGCCATTATTCAGGCCAACCGTCGTTGATATTTATGTTTTCTAAGTCTTCGCTATTCTCAGCCGATCTTATCTGTCCTTTAAGAGTCCAAGCACGACTAACAACCTGATCTCCTCTTGTTTTAAGATATTGCCCCATTTGTATCATTTGCAAAGCTGTCATGGTTTTAAGCGCATTTGACACAGGCATAAAATGAACAGTATCAGTCGGATCGAGGAGCATAGCATCAATAACAAGATCCTGGATATTCTGCCGATCCACTTCATCCCGCATCTGAATACCGTCAGGATCAGCATCTCCTGGGAACGTGTACGGGATGCTCTTTTGGTATATTTTTAAGTACCGGATCTCTTCCACCAATTGTATCTTTTTGGCTTTCTCATCCGGTAACTCTTTTGCCGGAGGAGATAGTGCGCCATCTAAACAGCACCAACCAATTGACCCACAGGTTGCTTCGATCAAACCCGGCATGAAATCGAGAGATTCAACCTCTATTGTATTGACCACTTTTCCACCTTTAACCACGTGCGCTCTCATTATATTATCCCCCAAATAATAGCTTTTCCATTTCCACCAGCCCCAGAAGCATGGGCGCCTTTTGACATCCCGCCACCCCCGCCAGGTACTGACCCGGCAGTAGCAGCCCCCGTAACGGACGCTGCCCCACCGTCACCTCCATAAACAGAGGTACCACCAGCCCTGGCGTTTGTTCCGTCATGTGTTCCACCCGCGGCCCCGCCGTGAACTGAATTACCTAAAATTGAAGCTCCGCCTGATGACGAAGGCCCCGCCCCACCCCAAATAGAAGGTATTCCGTTGGTTGCCCCATTCGCCCCCGCAGATTCCGCAGGACTAGTGGACACAGCCGCACCAGATAATACTGACCCCCCGGTATATGGGGCTGCGCCAGCATAAACAATCGCGATTGTTCCTATGGACGAATTGCCACCAACCAAGCCAATTGTCCCAGTGACAGAAGCCCCGCCAGCCCCAATAGTCACAGTTTCGGTAGCGCCGAATAAATCTGATGGTAATTCAAACCTAAAGCATCCACCGCCAGCACCTCCCATAGCGTTTCCTGCCGGGGTATCTGTACTCGCACCTGATCCTGCCCCGCTCCAAATTATAGACCCAAAGACTGGATATCCAGGTGGTGTAACGAAAGTTGAAGTTGTTAAAACTTCGAGATAAAAGGAATTTAAAACAACAGAGTTAAATCCAGTTCCATCGCATTGGATAATCCGGACCTCTCCGGGGTACACGATGTAATCAGTCAGCCCGTCAATTTCATCAGTTCCATCCGGGTCAAGTGTGATATTCCCAGTGCCGGAATTGCCGTATATTAAATACCAACCCGAGCCAAGTGTTGCAGCAGCCGTAAAGGTCTGGGTGAATGTGCCGGATGTAATGTCCAACCTCTTTCCGAAATCAGTAGCAGCAAGAACAGTGTTTGACGTCCTGTCTTCTTTAACCAACAATGTCTTTCCACCTAGCAAAGTCCAGTATGCAGCATTGGACAGCGCTTCAACAGCCCCCTCTGCCTGAACCTGAATACACCTGTAGGAATTTCCAGCCGTGGAATACACTACATCTCCAACAGCGTACCCTCCGACAATTCCTGTGTCATATGCCGTGGCATTGCTGGCATTCTCTGCTGCCGTTGCGCTTGCTGCTGCCAAAACCGCTTGAGCCGCAGAGGTTACAGCGCTGGCGTCAGCCGCAACAGAATACCCATTAACCGCAGTTGACAGAGCATTCATTTGGTCTCTAAGCACATTCAGATCCCCAGTGCCTGCTGCCCCCCATGCTGCCAGAGCTGAAGTAAATGCGTCCGCCCGGGCATCAAAGTTGTCAGGGTCCGTCCTCTGCGGAGCCACCCCTGGATCAGTGATTGTTTGTGTAATTTGATAAGCTGTCATATCATATCTCCTATATTAAACCTTTTATACTGACTGAAACAATTGTGTAATTAAGCAGCGTCACTACTTCCGTAAAATCGTCATAAATACCATAAGCTACAGGCAATGAAAGATCCGTTCCGTCATTGTTCGCATCCCAGGCACAGGGGATCCCCCTCAACTGAGATAAAGTATCGTACACTTTATCTATACTGCCAGTGGCTACTCTGAAATTGAAACTGAGTTTTTTAGCGAAAGCCCCCTGAGATAGATAAGTCTCCCCGTAAGCGTTCGTCTCTATGATAGAATAATCCGATATCCCGGCAGATATTCCGGGCATTGTTTCACCGAGGTACTTACTCGTTCCAACCAACTCATGCCCTGTGCGAACCGTCTGATTCGTTGCCCCGGTACTTATGACCCGACAAGAAGAGTTATAAGACAGCGAGAAGGTTTTCGTTGCTGAAGTTTGATATCGAATTTCCGAGAAAAAATAATCACTCCAGGATATAGATTCTGTAGCAACTAAATCGTATGATGTATTGGAATAAACGTAATGGATTGTCCAGGCGTTCAGTGTCCCTGACCCCTGAGTATCCGTAACAGTTACTTCGAGAGCCCCTGTACCCGAGTTATACGTAGTCACAGTTCCCAGCATAAATTTCAGGATATCCGCAGTATTTTCTATTTCTACCGTGTCACCTACCGCCCATAGTTTGCCGGTTGAGGCAGTAAAACTCTTCGCACCAGTTCCTATTGCCACACTTGTTACTGACGTTCCGATATAGTTTGTGGAGTTCTCTGTTACTATTACCTGTGTGTTCGTCCCCTCAACACCGAACAGGGCGAGCGCGTCGCATTTAGAGCTATCAACTTTCGTGTGAATAATATCTGGGGCCGCGGACTGCGTGTTGGTGTAGTCATCGAACATCCTCCATCTAACAGAGGCCGACCGTCTCACCCAGTTTGTAAAGTCATCGGCCGGGGGGAAGTTGCCGGTTTGGGAAGTCTGGGATTCGTAAATATCTCGTTGGCAATTTATGCCCGCTTTTTTTACAGATATGTTTGTGACCGAGCCTACAAAATCGGCACTTACTACAACTCCGACGAACAGGTTCGTACTCCCTGCTACTATTAATTGCTGATAGTATCCTACAGCAGACGCATTAGCACCCGCGACTCCAGCGACATAACCCGCGACTGTTCCAGCGGTAAACGCAGCTACTTCAAATTCAACCAGAAACTGATCGCCTGTTACCAGTTTTGACGCTGGGATAGCTTGATACAACTTGCTCGTCCCGGCCTGAGAGCCATCACAGTCGTATCGGGTGTTTGTAGCACTGAAGGACCACTCAGCACCGTCTGTTGAAAACGTATTAAAAAAACAATCGCTCCCGGTAATCAACTCAGGAAAATCAGACTTCAGGACATATGCCTGCGCCCCTGAAGCATACGCGGTTAAAGTCGACCAATCGGTCAGATCCTCGGTTATGCTGCTCGCCAAAAGATTTGTGATCTTGGGTACTATTACTCTCATTATGCCACCGCCGTTATTCTGATTGTGTCTTTCCCTTGGTTCACCCTATCGAGGATTTTCAGTAACTGTTTGTTCGTCTTTATGATCTCAATATTTGCGGCTCTCAGTTCTTCCCGCAGGGATTTTATCTCAGCAGCGGTGTGGCTGCTGGTTTGTTTATTGTTAATCGGAACGATCAATTCATCTCCGTGTAGCATTACCGGATACCCGGATTCGGGCCCCGAAGCCAATCCTCCGTCGGCATAGCCTGGCAAGTTCAACCAGTCTGGAAGGTTTGTGCCACCGGCCGATATTTGGGCGTCGGAGATAATGAAATTGGGAAATGCCGCGTTCAACATTCCCATCTCCCCAAGAATGTTATTGAACTGAGTCCCAAAATCCCAGTACCCGCCTGGGTCTATCATCGCCGCCTGGGTCGGAATGTTCAGGTCAAAATACCCCGAAGATGTGAAAGTTGCTTTAGAAGTTATCTGGTCGTATAATGACGCCCCTGTAGGTACCGCCGGTGCAGGGGGTGATGTTTGGACGGCGGCAAGCGCATTGGCCAAAGCAGACCCTCCCCCCAGGAAGGATTGAAATAAAGATTGTTGAGCCCTCATTTCCGAATCTGATAAGTCTGCAAAGAACGCCAATTCATCCCTGGATACTTGCGCTACTTTTTCTATTTCGTAATCTGAAATGGCATACAATGTCTGTGAGATCGGCGCTTGATCCCCAAGATACTGCCCGAACAGCAGCCCCTGTGCTTCTCGATCTGCGAGAGACCTGGCGTCTAATAGTTCCGGCTCCCTTGCTGAGAATTCGGACAGTTCCGCCAGATGCCGCAACATTTCCTCAGTGCTGATATAGCCCTTCTCGAACCAATCGAGGGTCATTTTAGCCACAACTGCTGCTTCGGAGTGGTAGTCTTCCAGTTCCACATTTATAGCATTGAGTAGACCTGAATTATCATACATCGCCGACCCGAGATCATCTATCGATAGCGTCTGGATTTGTGCTTCCTCCAGGAGTTTATCGATGGTTTCGATCTCTTCTTCAGTATCTTCCATGGCGGAGGAGAGTGATCTCCTGATGGTTCCCAAGTCACGTTGGTAGTTATACTGAGACCCTGAGTATCTCTGACTTGCCTCACGGAATGCTTCAGCGTCCCGTAACAAATTCTCTTTATTACCAGAATCACCTAACGTACTGCCGAACGCCCTCTTAGCTCGCTCATACGACAGATTTATTATTTCAGTTGAGTCAGTGAGTGAACCAAGATAGTCCTCTATTGAATCCATGAAATCTTTATATGCGTTCTTGGCTGCGGTTATGCCTGAAATCGATTGGTTGTACAGAGCCAAAGTTTCTCCGAGCAACGAATTATACTCAGTCACGCTGATCTCGCCGGCGTAAAATAATTTATTTAATTCGGTGTAAGCTGTGGACACACCGGCGAGAGCCTGAATAAAATCATATAGGTTATCATCCTCTGATTTGATGCTCACATTCAGTAAATCAATGGAGGCCGCCCACGTTTCCAGCCCATCTGAAGACTCTACGATAGATTTCAGTAACAGGTCTCCTGACGGCAAGTACGAACTGTTCAAGGCTTTGTTATAGCGGATCATGCCTTCCGCAAATGTGGCTGTCTTATCAATTATGGGGGACAGGGCCTCAAGAGCCTTGTTGCGCAGACCTTCTAATCTAACCAGCAGTTCCACTTCCGCGTTGGCGTTTTCGAGTGTTTTAACATATATATCAAATTGGTCGTTTACCGCTTTAATCGCACGCTCTTCGTCGGTCATATCCAATAAATCAAACAGTGTGGTTAAGGAGGATATAGTCTGGACGTTTGTGAATGCATCAAGAGTGGTCTCCCCAAACACTTCTACTTGCCGAGTGAATTGACTCAAGAAGTCCGTAGTATTTGATACTACTGCGTTGAAGTTCACAAAAGCCTGAAACAGATCGTCCTGCTCGCCTTTGAGCGATTTGAAAAAATCAATATCAAAAGACTCGAATCCCGTCCCGAAAGTTTCGAGCTTTAAGCCCTCTAAGATGCTGCTGAAAACATTATCACTCACCGCTTTTAGCAGGACTTCAGCACTCTTGCCTTCTGCGTCTATCCAGCCATTGTTCGGGCCGTTCACACTGTATTTTTCGAGGGTCGTTTTTAGAGCACCTTTCAGCGCATCATCAACCAGCGTGAATCTGTCGTCAAAATAATCCCGGAAGGCCATGGACATATCCGGGCCCATATCTTGTGCAAAAGTTAGAAAGTTGAATTTCTTTGAATTAAAAGACCCCTGGCCATAATTTTCCTGATCAAAATGTCCCGACTGCATCCCGATATAGGGGTCAGGGTCATCTTCGAGCAGTTTTGATATCAGCATGACAGCACCCGCGGCAAGCGCGAGATACGGTACGGCGGAAGCAATCCCGCCAGCGATGCCCATGCTCGGAGCACCCGCACTCGCTATACTCGCTCCGGAATAAGCGGCGGCATTGGCGGCACTGGCGGCTGCTGGGGCTATTGCCGATGTGTACCCAACCGCACCCGGGACCCCAATTCCAGTAAGAAAATTATAAGCGGAAGACTCCATCCCTCCAGAGAAAGCACTCCACATGGTCTTTCCGGCAGATAAGGCATCAAACACCCCGAAACCACCCCCACCATTGAGTCCTAATGCTCCGAGAACCCCCCCACCGGAACCCATAGCTGCTCCAGAATTTCCACCCACCAAGACATTCATCATTATGTTTGATGACCATGTGGCCAATATCTGCGCAAAGGTTTTCTTAGCGGTCTTCAGAAGGATGTCGAAAGCGTTCTCTCCGCCGTCCAGGAAGTCTAACCACAACTCAGCATGAATATCATGGATGTTATCATACATGTGTTGAAAGGCTTTTTCTTGCTTATCGAGGGCCTTTTTCTGTGCTTTCTCCTCATCTTTTATTTTTTGCTCATATTCTTTCTTTTCTTTCGCGACTACTTTATTCATCAACTCGATTTCATTCTTCCAGTATTCTTCCCTCGCGTCCTCTTCTATCTGAATGTTCTCAAGTTTAGATTTAAGCAGAGTTTTATTCCACTCCTCAATTTCTTTGATGGCTTCCTTCTCGTATTCAAAATAGTCTTTCAGCGCAGCATCAACTTCTCTTATCTTAGCTTTCTCAGAGCGTTCAGCAGCTTCGTTCCGTTTGTCATGAATAGCTTTGATATCCGCGTTCAACTGAATTTCGATTTCTTTTTTGCCCCGTCCTGAAGCTCTATACGCAGCGAGGTCTGCTTTGTAACTGGCGAGCTTCGCATCGTCAGTCTTAGCAATGCGTTTCATCACATCTTCTTCTATCGCATCGGCTGCGGCGTTGATTGCCTTTCGATCAGCCTCCAGCTTCTGAATTAGCGGATCGAGAGGTATTGCATTGGCCGCAATTAGAAGGGCTTGCATTTCTTCTCTGGCTTTTATCAACCAAGAATCAGTTGTGAGTTGTTCGCTTAATTTTGATTTTACATCACTCACCTTATCTTCTAACTCATTGAGAGTGTTGTAATAGCTTGGCCCAGGGAACAAACTTGATTGATCGGACATGAACGCTCTGAGTTCCGCCTCAGCAGTCATTAGGGCAGCTTTTGCTTCTTGTGTTGTGACTACAACTTGGTCTTTAGCTCCTTCGGCATTCGTAGCCATTTTCTCAGCGGCAGAAGCTGACAATTTTTCTACTTCTTGATAATAAGCCACGATTGACCGCATCTGATCTTCTGACAGATCCCAAATTTCAGCACCGACGAAACCGGCGCCTTGCAGTCTACCCGCTTCATTCTGGAGCATAGCTGTGCCGAAACTCTTTCCCTGGAACGCGGCGTACTTTCCGGCGAGAGCTACCAGTTTTCCCATCATACCTGTAAAATCAGCGAGGCCTCTGAGTAAATCTGGGTCTTTCAGCATCACAGTGATCTCGCGCATACCATCGACGATAGATCCCATGAAGTCTCCCTGGGCCATTTGATTCTTTGCGTCTTCCCATGCCATAGCGAGTTCGTTCAATGCCCGGACGGAATCAGCGATAGTCCCCTGGAAACTCTCCTCCATGGCCACACGGAACTTAGGTAGGAAATCTTCTGAGTAAACTTCTCCGGCGCTGACAGCCTTGTCGAAAGCCTCGACAGTCATACCCATGGCTCTTGCACCGATCTGGAAAGCACCTGGAAGCGAGTCACCCATCTGACGGCGGATTTCTTCCATACTGACCTTACCTTTCGACATCATCTGTTCCAAGGCGAGGAAAACTAAACTGGTCTTTTCGGCGGAAAGCCCCATAACGGCAGAAGCATTTGAGATCGAACGGAATATTTTCTGAACCTCATCCATTGGGATCTTACTGGACTGAGCAGCGGCGAGGAACCCTTTGTAACCATCTCTCAACGTATAGAAGTTCAGCCCCAACTCACCGGATGTCTGCCGGAGGAAAGCCATTTCCTTCTCCGCCGCCTGGACGGACCCCGTAATAGCTTTGTAGGCGTTGTTGGCAACGAGCGTTTCCTGCCCGGTCTTATAAATCGCAATCCCGAGCTCTTTGATGGTATAGGCGGCAGCTATGGCAGACCCGAAGCCGATAAGTTCGGCAGTCATCATACCTATGGAGCGAGTGAAGTTACCAGCAGTTGTGTGGGCTCCAGACATACGGCTCTGCATATTTTTAACGGACCCTGCCATCTTATCAGCCTGTGAGCTTGAGTAGCCCATCTGAATAGCGAGCGCACGGGACTCTTTGGCTGTCAGACCCATGGCGTTGGAAAGGGTCTTTAACGAGGTTGTGGCCGTCGTTAAAGCCCTGTTCCGTAACATCTTTTCGACCATAGAGGCGTACTGCGCTTCAGTGATACCGGCTTGCTTGGCCACACTTGATAAACCGGATGCTATCTGAGTGGCCGACTGAGTGAACCCCTGGCTGGAGGACTTAGCAGATTGAGCGAGTCGAGACAGATCAACTGACAGATCTTGGATACCTTTGGCGGCAGTCCGGGGAGTAATAGCATTGTTCAGAGCATTACTGACCTCAGTTCCGGATTTCTTCGCCTGGGTACGCAGGGTCGACATATCCTTCTCGAACTGAGTGGTGTCCCCTTTTACCTGGACATAAATACTCCCAATCGTTGTCATTTCTGCGCCTCTCTCATCTTAGATACGAAATGCCTACCTAAATTCACCACCTTCCGGAAACAGTCTTCTCTGAACTCAACACCTACCAGATCCATGGCGGAGTGTACTGCCATTTGATTCAGCGCCACCGGGCCGTTCATGCTCATGAGAAACTGATCCTGAACCATTAGATAAACCTCCATAGCGTCTTCGTTTTCAGTGAAGCAGTCCGGCAGACATATCTTGCATTGTTCAGGGTCAAAGTTATCTCCTTTTATTTTACGGCATCTTTCGCAGCTTGGCTTTTCTTTGAGCCTTTCGGCTCGCTCAATAAGTTTTTTTCGATCCGGGCCACCCTTTCCTCTTCCTGCTCTCCGAGGAGTTCCAGGCACTTCCCGACGAACTGGGCGAAGCCGACATTAGTTTGCATCAGGCGGGTTTTGGTCTCGGAATCACAAGTGTAGGGTGTGCCGTCGTCTTCTGTGAGATCCCTCCACTCGACAATACAATAGTCCCACAACATCTCTGAGAACCTGTCTTCGTCTGGATCGATAATATCCCATCTCCCCCCGTGCTTGTACTCCACACGTTTTTTATTGCAAACCTTCTGGACCTTCTTGCGCTGCTCGTTGTTCATGGCCCGGATACAGATCTCACCAGATTCAGGGTCAGTGTCATCGAATTTAAACCATACGCCTGGATTCGGATCTCTCAGTGAAAAAACTGTTGCCATAATTTTACATCTCCCTTATCCCGTAATTAATAAAAATGGCCGGGAGGGGGCCGGGAGTACCCCCCTTTCCGTCATGAACGGCCCGGCCATGGTAACTCATTAAATCAGGACCAAAAGACCTGATACTTTAGCTGTAAATGAAGTCGTTCCGAGGCCCGACTTATCCAGCCCCACGTTAAATGTGGTGATAGCGGCGGAGCTCAGAACCGTGGGTGCGCCGGTAGTCAGGGTGGGGCTGAAATACCCGGTGGTGGCGCAAGGGGTATAATAACTGGTATTATCCACGTATAGCCGGAGACTGGTAAGCCCTGAGTTATAGAGATTGGCCTGCTGCAACGCCTGCTGCCCCGTAACGTCAGTCGGGTCATAGTGGCCATTAAAAGTAACGGTCCCACCGTCTTTCATACCATACAAAAATGTTTTCCACTCATCACCGAACGCTGATTTATCGAACTCTTCGGTTGTAATACCGTCGTAACTCCAAGTGCCCATCCCGGCTACGGTACTGGCCCCGAGAGTGACCTTGCCATCTTTACCTACAATAGCCATATCTATTCTCCTATGTTTTCGGGGTCAGAACCTTGCACATTTGATGCAAAGTCTTGTTGACCTCCATGGTTATTAAGTGCCCGACCTCGATCGAAGTGTCTACAAAGATCTTCACACCGACTGATCTGGCCTTACTGCAAAAATTAATATCTTCGCCAACGGGTCTCCCGTCCACCATGCCGAATTCAAACCATTTGCCGTCTATTTTATCACTTATCTGCATATCAAACAAGAGACAGCCTGTTCCTGTTGCATCAATCTCAATCAAATCTCCGGAATATGCCTCCTCGTCAGGCACATTGTTGTATTTCCCGAGGGTTCCCCGCAGGAATATCGGGTCGAACGGCATCCAACGCCGATGGACTCTAACACCACAAATGTCGACCTTATGCGACAACAGTTTAGTCAGCGTGTCATGCGGGTATACCTGATCGGTATCGAGCATCAGCAAGTATCGGGCACCGTCCATCTGTGCTTGTTCGACCAGTGAGTTCCTGGCGTCCGCGATGGACATACCCCAAGGACCGTGTGGAAATCTCGGAGTTAAAAGGGCGTAAGATTCAGGCTTATCCATGGCAGCAAAAGATGTGAAAAACTGCACCGGGACAGTCGGGTCTACCAACGGAAATCCGATGGCTATCTTATTCCCAAGGCGCTCTCGTTTCCTGCGAATGTA